AAAGAAATTAAGTCGTTAAGACAAGATGTTTCTATGGGTAAGGGTGGACTTAAAGTTATCTTAGCTATTGGGACACTTATAGTTGGAATTATAGGGTTCTTTCAGTTTAAATAATGATTGATAAATGGTTATATAATTTTTTTGGTTCAATAGATACTTTTTTTGAATGTATTGAAAATTTATATAAAAAAATATATGAGAGACACAAAATTACTAGAAAAACACAGTCAAGAAGTACAGCAAAAAAAGAAATCAACTGAATTATTTATAAATTTAAAAAAAGAAGTAGAAACAGGTGCTAACGGAACACAAAGTTACATTATTAAACAAGGTGTAAATGCAGGAAAGAAAGTTAGTAAATGTTTAAAATAACTGCATTATTATGCGTTCTTGCAGTTAATGGTCAAAACCTTTGCATGACAGGTGACTTACCCCTTACTGATAAATTAGACAGTGTAGAAAAGTGTAACAACACAGTTTTAGCTATTGGTAATGCAGTGAATGAAGAATTTATGAAAAGACAAATATACATATCTATGAAATGCGAAAAAATAGGAGAAGCAATATGATGATATATGGAGAGACTCCAAAGTTTTGGAGAAACAAAGCTAAAATTTATTTAATGAACACAGACAAAAGAATGTTAGCGGCTTTTATTGTTTGGTCTGTAATTTTATGGTGGATATAAAATATGCCATTTGAAATGATAACAATGTTAGGCTCTACTATACTAGGTGGAGTAATGAGTATCTGGTCACAAAGTATAAAAGCAAAACAAGCAGAACAAAAAATGCTTATACAAAGAGCTGATATACAACAAAAAGGTTTTAAAGACGCTAGAGAATACGATAACAAAGGTTTTCAGTGGACAAGAAGAATTATAGCATTAACTGCTGTGTTTGCTATAGTATTATTACCTAAATTAATGCCAATATTTCAACCAGATGTAAGTGTAATTGTAGGTTATTTAGAATTTAAACCTGCTTTTTTCTTTATACCTGAAAAAGAAATAATGAAATGGGTAACACTATCTTCTAATAGTTTAGTTATTACACCGTTAGATACTAATTTAGTATCAGCTATTATTGGTCTATACTTTGGTGGCTCATTAGTTAAAAAATAATTTATGAAAATATCACAAGACACATCAGTAAGTATGCCTATTAAAAACATGATAGGTATTATAGCAGGTGTTATTATGGGTGTATTTGCATACACAGAAGTTACTGCTAGACTTACATCATTAGAAACTTCAAGAGAACTATTTGAAAATGATTTGCTTAAAAAATCAGAGCAAGTACCTACAGACCAAGAACAACATTTTTTATTAGAAGATTTATATAAGACAGTAGAAAAATTACAATCTACTCAAGAGATGAATATGACTAATAAAGTTAATATAGAGTTTTTAAAATCACAACTTGAGAAAGCATTGGGTGATATTGAGCATTTAAAAGATAAGGTGAGAGCCAATGGAAACGGTCATTAGCACAGTAGTAGCTCTTTGTATGTTTGTTGCAGGTGAATTAAAAGAACATAGAATACAACCTGCTATGTCAGATTGCCTAAAAGGAAAACGTGTTGCGGAACGAGATATTAACAATAATATTAAATATAAATGTGGAAAAGTAAAAGTTGAGTTAGAAGAAAATATAGATGGAAGTAAATCAATTAAAAAAATAATAGAATAATGGCTAAACAAAAATTTACGCATTTTGAACCTAGACCAAAACCTAAAAAAAGAATTAGAACACATAAAAAGAGGTTAAATAAAAGTGAAAAACGAAGTTATAAAAAATACAACCGACAAGGAAGACCAGATTAATATAAATGACATTGTCAAAGAATTACCAGAGTTATTAGTTAAACACGCATATACAAAATTAAAATCAGGAGAAGAGCTAACTGCTTCAGAAATGAAGGTATGTTTAGAGGTCTGTAAAACTTATAGTACAGATAATCTTAATAAAAAACCTGATAACATTTTAGAAGACGTGCCGTTTGATACAGATGGATAATAGAATTAAGAATTTTAAAAATTTTTTGTATTTGTGTTGGAAAAATCTAAATTTACCAGACCCCACACCTATACAGTACGATATAGCTGATTATTTACAGTCAAATGAAAAAAGATTAGTTATAGAAGCCTTTAGAGGTGTAGGTAAATCGTGGATTACTTCAGCATTTGTCTGTCACCAACTTCTATTAAATCCTCAACGTAACATATTAGTTGTATCTGCATCTAAAAGTAGGGCTGATGATTTCAGTACATTTACACAGCGTCTAATCGCTGAGATGCCAATATTAAAACATTTAGTACCTAAAGATAACCAAAGAAGTTCTAAGGTTAGCTTTGACGTAGCACCTGCTAGAGCGTCACACGCTCCCAGTGTTAAGTCTATGGGTATTACAGGTCAACTTACAGGTTCACGTGCAGATTTAATTATTGCTGATGACGTAGAGTCAGCTAATAACTCACAGACGCAACTTATGCGTGATAGACTTAGTGAGACTGTAAAAGAGTTTGATGCTATTATAAAACCAGAAGTAGGACGTATTATATTTCTAGGTACACCACAGACAGAGATGTCTTTGTATAATAGTTTAGAAGAAAGAGGTTTTAAGACTAAAATATGGACTGCTTTATATCCTGATAAACAACAAACTATTGGATATGGACATAAATTAGCAAACATTATAGCAAACGAAAAAGATTTAGAAGGTAAACCTACAGACCCACAAAGGTTTGATGAGGTAGACTTATTAGAAAGACTTAGTTCTTATGGACGTAGTGGGTTCAACCTACAGTTTATGTTAGATACTACAATGTCTGACTCTAATAGATACCCTTTAAAATTAAATGATTTGATTATAGCTTCAGGTTGTTCTACATGGAAAGAAGCTCCTGCTAAAATACAGTGGGCTAGTTCTCCTGAACAAATGAAAGCTATAGACCCTGAGTTACCAAATGTGGGACTCAAAGGTGATTATTATGTAGCACCTATGTTTATGTCTAAAGAATTTACGCCATTTGAGGGCACTATTATGTCTATTGACCCTTCAGGTCGTGGAGAAGACAAAACAGCGTATGCGGTGCTTAAAATGCTCCATGGAGTGCTATATTTGACAGCCGTAGGTTCGTTAGATGGTGGTTACTCAGAAGACACTTTGTATAGATTGTCTAACATAGCTAAGAAACATGATGTTAATTATGTTGTTATAGAGTCTAACTTTGGTGACGGTATGGCTACTGCACTATTAAAACCTATAATGGCTAAGATACACCCATGTGAAGTAGAAGAAGTAAGACACAATATACAAAAAGAAAAACGTATAATTGATACATTAGAGCCAATTATGAATAATCATAGGCTCGTAGTAGATGATTTACTTATAAAAGAAGACTTTAAATTAGAACCAGACCATCAGTTGTTTAGACAAATGACTAGATTGACTAGGGACAAAGGAGCTCTTAGACATGATGACCAGATTGACGCTGTGGCTATTGCCGCTAATGCTTGGGTTGAGCGTATGGACAGAGACCAAATCTTATCCTACAATCAACATAGAGAAGAGTTATTGGACAGAGAGCTTGAACAGTTTATGGAAAACACAATCGGAAGAGAAATACAAAAGGACAGATTTATATAACATGGAACAAAAGAATTTTAATATTAATTGGAAGTTTATTTCTGAAAAAGAAGGCGGTCAATGGACTAATGGTTATGTGCCTAGTGAAAACTCAGGTGTAACTATAGCTACTGGTTTTGATTTAAAAATGCAAAATAGAGAACAATTAGAAAGAATGGGTTTACCAGAAGGTCTAATTAATAAACTTATTATATTTACAGGAATTAAAGGGTCAGAAGCGTCAGATAAAGCTAAAGATTTACAAATAACTACTGAAGAAGCTAATCTTATAGATAGACAGTCTAAAATATGGTATGCAAATAAAATTGCTGAAAAATATTTTGAAGTATCTAATGGTAAAAATTTTAAAGATTTATCTGAAGCACAACAGACTGTGATAGCTTCTGTGGGTTTTAACCATGGAGTTAGTTTTACACGTAAAGATGGTAGTCAAATGGACTTTATAAAACAAGCCGCAGAGGGCGATTGGACAGCTATGGTGGCTAATTTAAGAAACTTTGGTGATAATCCTATACTTAAACCAAGAAGATTAGATGAAGCAGACTATTTAGAGAAATCATTAAAAGATAAACCAATATCTCCTGCTTTTAACGTTTCTCCCTAATATTTATTGCAAAAATTTGAATAGGTATACCGCAGTAGCGGCGGCGGATTTTCCCCATAGGGGTCAAAATGTACGCTGTGAGCGGTCAAAAAAGCAATAAAAAGCCACAAAAAAACGGACATTATATCCGTTATGTGTCACACATTGTGGCGGCTCTAGGTTTTTTATATTTTGCCTTGCCTCAGTGCTTGTCTGTTTTTTTAGTTTTGAGTAAATAATAGATAAGTTCCCATATAAGATAGAATGAAGGGTTA